TTAAAAATTGATGTATTTTGCGAATTTATCAGCCACCTGATCACGTTGTTTTTCAGTTACGTGAGCGTAAATATCCATAGTTGTCTTGATGTCCCCGTGACCTAATCTGTCTTGTACTTCTTGAATAGAAAGGCCAGCCTCGAACAAAAGAGAACAATGAGTGTGTCTAAAACCATGAACTTTAATTCTCTTAAAACTATTCTTCTCACAAATTAAGTCCAATGCTTTATTGCAATGCTCGGGATATAGTTGTTTATTATCACGTACAGTAGTGAAAACATGTTGATGTTTATCAGAGGTATTGTGACCATATTTAAGGGACTCCACTCTTTGATGAGTGCGCCATGATTTCAATACACTTGCAGTTTTATCATCAATACTTATTGTTCTGTGAGATGATTTTGTTTTAGGCTCTTGTATTACCAGTTTATAATTTGCACCTCTTGCGCAAGTCTTATTAATAGATATGGTTTGTTTAGTAAAATCAATATCGTTCCATGTTAAAGCCATTAATTCTCCACGTCTAAAGCCAGTAAAAGCTAATGTTCGAAAAATAGCATAATATAATGGGTCATCTTCAACAAAAGTTAAAAACTGTTTCAATTCATCACTTGAATAATACTTTGTAGATGCGTCTTGTTGCGCTTCTTTTTTTCTGGGTGCTTTTGTATGTGTAAACGGATTATCAACGATTATCTTAAGGCTTACGGCATATTTAAACACATTAGATGTGTATATTCGTATAGCTTTAATATCAGAATACTTTTTGTTCCATTTATTAATAACTTTTTGGCAATATGGAACGGTTATTTTCTTAATAGGTACATCTTGGAAATGTTCTAATATAGCTGTATCAAATAAAGTTAAAACACGTTGATATGTGCTTTCTCTTACAGTATTTTGATACTGTTCAAGCCACAACTCATATACTTCTTTAAACGTCGTTATATCGTTGTTTAGAAAGCCATTTTGATTTACTTCTATTTGAAGTTTTGCCTCAGCAATTTTAGCTTCTCTTTCAGTCTTAAAGCCTCGTCTAGTGGTTCTCTTTTGCTTACCAGTAATTGGATCAGCACCTAAATATGCGACAAACATATAGGCAGTCGAACCGTCTTTCTTCTTATATTTTTTAATCATATAAATCAATCCTTTCTATTGCCTGCAACGCGTGAGATTGGATTGACACGCCGTTAAGGAATGGCTACCTTGTGGCGTGATGATTATTAAATATCTTCGTCGTTATACTCTTCAGTTGGTAAATCTCTTATATAATTCATTAACGCTTTTGTTTGTTGATGTCCAATTCTTTCACTTTGATGTATAAATTCAAGGACTTGTTCGGCACTTGCGCCATAAAACTCTCTTTCGAGCAATATATCATCAATTTCGTCAACAATCTGGAGTTCCTTTATTCTCGTTTCTGAGTAGTGTTGCAATATTTTATTTTCACTAACTGTATTTTTCACCAAAAAAGATGCCGTATATAGCAGATTTGGGTGTTGTTCTTTAATGTAATCCATGTTATTGATAATCCACAAGCTAAGATTAAGAGCAGTATTTTTTGATATGTGTAAATAATTAAACCCTTTTTCATTTTCCATTTTTTCAAGTAATTCAATGGCACTTTTGCTATCTGCTATAGGATAATCTCGCTTGTTTGTGGCTTTTAAAATATACTCCATCGACACACCGAAAAAATTTGCGATTTCTTGTAACAATCCCATTTGTGGATTTCTTTTTCCGGTTTCATACTGGCTTAAAGTATTATCGCGTATGTTTAACTCTTTTGCTAACTGTTTTAGAGTCATATTATTTTCTTTTCTCAATTCTGCTATTCTGTTTTCCATTTTGATAACTCCTTTCACACTGTTATTATATCTGAAAATTTGTAATATCTCCACATCAAATTCACAAAATGAGAATAAAGGTGTTGACATTCACAAAATGTGATTGTTACTATATTCACATATCGTGAGTGGAGGTGGTTAAATGTTTGGTATAGATGAAAATTTATCCTCTAAATTAAGAGAGATAAGAGCAAGAAAAAATATTACATTGCAACAAGCATCTAGAGAAATCGGAATTTCAAGTAAAACGTTGTCGCTTATAGAAAATGAAATGCTTGTTAAAGTGAAGCGAACAACTTATGAAAAGCTCACTGAGTGGATAATAAATGAGGTGAAATAATATGCAAGCATTTCTTAGTGAACAAGCTAGTCAACAGTTAGTTAATAGTATAGTTGACATTGCCGAAAAAATAGCTTTAGAAAAAGTTAAGCAATCACGTAAGCGATATCTCATTCAAAAAGAAGTCATGTAAGAATACAACGTGACTCACAAGGTTATAACCGAGTGGGAAATGATGGGACTTCGTAAAGTTAAGATTGGTAAAACAATTCGCTATGATCGACAAGATATCGAAAACGTAATTGAAAAATTGAAAAAGTGAAACGCCTGCAACACGTGAGAACTCTAACCTATCAGGAGGTAAAACAATGAAATTGTACTTAGTTTATGTAACCTTAACATCGTTGTTAACAATTTTATTACTAGCAATATCTAACATGTATGTCGCTTTTAGCGTTTATGCTTGGCTGATAACTTTAGGATGTAATTTAACAGGAGGATTAGAAAATGAATAATGAACAAAAAGAAGTAATAGAACACGTGGTTTATCAACTTGAGTTAAGTGTCATGAATAATTTGGAAAGTTATGAACACACAGAATATGTTAATAGTATTGAAGTGGTTTCAGAGATTAGTCGTGAAAAGCACTTAGAATTGATATTGAAGTGGTGCGCACAAGAATTAAAGAATAATTTTCAATTAGAGAAAGGAGAATAAAAATGAATTGGGAAATTAATGATTTGTTTAGCGATTTGAAATCGTTGAAAGATAGATTCGAAGATTTAAAGGATAATCATGGTTGGCATTTTGAGGAGTTATATACACATGAACCAAATCATAACTTAAATAAAGATGAATTAATTAGAGAGGGTTTTTCTTATCATGAGAGACGTATTCACAATAATCAAATGTTTGATTTATTCCATCTCTATATAGAGCAGTTCGATAATATTATCGAAAAGTTTTATGAAATAGAAAAAGCATCATCTGAGAACTTTGGCGAGGTATCAGATGACGCGCAGAAATTAAAAATTACAGAGTAATTAATAAAAAGAACTACTTTTATTATAACATTTTTTACTCTGTGAATCACTAGAGGTGCAAAAAATGAATGAAATTGAATTGAAATATGATATGCAAGTTTCAGTAGTACATTATGAAAGTTTAGACTCACGTTCATTTAAAAGCTTTTCAAAACCTAAATGGAGTAAGTTGGTTAATAAATTGTCTGTACCTATAGAAGCAAATTATAAGTATGCACGTGGTGTTGCTGTGTATGGTGATATTAAACACGGTACAAATGATCGCGGTGAAATTATCAAAAAGCATCGCAATGATAATAATGTTATATACAGAGATGTGATTGTACTTGATTATGATGAAATAAATGATTTAAAGCAATTACATGAAGCAATCAGCTCAGTTTTAAGCAGTGTTGCATGGTATTGGCACACATCGTTTAGCCATACAACTGAACAAGCTAGAATACGCCTGTATATCCCTCTGAATGAGCGCATAATTGCAGATGATTATCGCAATTATACAAAAGTATTAGCAAATAAAATTGGTCATAAAGTTGATGAAGGTTCATATCAGCCAAGTAGATGTTTTGCACTACCAGTTATTCAAAAAGGACACATATTTATTAAACGAGTGAATGACTGTCCAATTATGGATGTTGATATGCTTGAACAGTGGTTAAAGGAGTATGAACAATCAAATGCTAGTCCTAATATCAAAGGGTACACACGACGTGATAGTGCGTATTGGCGAGATATAGCTTTTGGTGTAAGTGAGGGAGAGCGCAATTCAACATTGGCTTCAATTACAGGTTATCTTTTGCGTAGGTATGTAGATCCAAACTTAGTTTATGGGTTAGTGAGTGCGTGGGCAAGTGTATGCAAACCACCTATTAATCAAAGTGAAGTAAACAATACTTTTAAAAGTATTTTGAAAAAAGATAGTAAAAACAGTTAGAAATGGAGGTTTTTGTTTGGAAGATGTTACAAACGAAGAAGTATTTGAAATGATTGATAGCAGAACCGGTGTTTTAAATGCTAATGATTGGAAAAGTCAATTAAGGCGTTCTGCTACTACACAAGCACTGAAAAAAACGACTACAAATGCTGAAATCATATTGTGTAATGATGAGAGTTTAAAAGGGCTAGTACAATATGACGCTTTTGAAAAAGTAACCAAACTGAAACGTCTACCGTATTGGAGGTCAAAAGGGGATGCGAATTATTATTGGGCTGATATAGATACCACACATGTGATTTCACATATTGATAAATTGTATAATGTGCAATTTAGCCGTGATCTTATTGATACTGTAATTGAAAAGGAAGCATATCAAAATAGATTTCACCCTATTAAATCGATGATTGAATCTAAATCATGGGATGGAATCAAAAGAATTGAAACGCTCTTCATTGATTATTTAGGTGCTGAAGATAACCACTACAATAGAGAAGTTACAAAAAAATGGATGATGGGTGCAGTTGCTAGAATCTATCAGCCAGGTATTAAATATGATTCCATGATTATTTTATATGGTGGTCAAGGTGTTGGGAAATCTACGGCAGTGAGTAAATTGGGAGGTCATTGGTATAACCAAAGTATTAAAACCTTTAAAGGTGATGAGGTCTATAAGAAATTGCAGGGTTCTTGGATATGTGAAATTGAAGAACTGTCGGCATTTCAAAAGTCTACTATTGAAGATATTAAGGGGTTTATAAGTGCCATTGTAGATATTTATAGAGCTTCGTATGGTAAACGCACAGAGCGTCATCCTAGACAGTGTGTGTTTGTAGGGACAACCAATAACTATGAGTTTTTAAAAGACCAAACAGGCAATCGTCGTTTTTTCCCTATTACGACAGACAAAAATAAAGCAACTAAAAGCTCGTTTGATGATCTAACACCAGATGTTGTGCAACAAATGTTTGCCGAAGCTAAAGTATATTTTGATGATAATCCGACGGATAAAGCATTGTTGCTAGATAAAAAAGCGAGTGAAATGGCTTTAAAAGTCCAAGAAGCTCATTCTGAAAAAGATGCTTTAGTTGGAGAAATAGAAGAATTTCTTGAACGTCCTATTCCGTCAGACTATTGGTATAGAACGTTAGAAGAAAAAAGGGTGTCTGCGCATGATGTTATAGACCAAGACTATATTAAATTATATGGTGATGGTAAATTGATTGAATTACCGAATACAAAACCAGGTGCTTATGTATGGCGTGACAAGGTATGTAGCATGGAAATTTGGAAAGTGATGATGAAACGAGATGACCAACCACAACAACACCATTTAAGAAAAATTGATAAAGCGTTAAGAAATACAAATTATTGTGACACTGTGAAAAAGCAAACGCGATATGGTGAAGGTATTGGTAAGCAATATGGCTTTAGTGTAGATTTAGCTTCTTATTATCAGAAACTTAAAGTTTAGACATCTTATTTTTAGGACAGTAAGACACTTATAAGACAAGTTTAAGACACCCGCAATCCCTTGTGGCAGTAAATGCCATGCTATAAGTGTCTTGGTGTCTTGATAGTTTTTAGGGTAAAGTTTTATAAAAATTATTACACAATATACAAAATATATAAATGTAGGTCGTAAACAGTGAGACAGTGAGACAGATTAAGTGAAGCCCTTGAGGGAGTAAGTGTAAAAAGAAGTTCATAAGTGTCTTGAATTGCTATTCGAATAAGACAGTGAGACACCTATCAAAAATTAGGAGGAAGAAAATGAATAAAAATCAATTAAAGTCAGAAATTTTAGAATATATAAAGGTGCATGCTGGTACGTCATTTGTAGAAATAGAACGCGTATTTGAAGAAAATAATTTTGATTACAAAGGTGACGGCGCATATACAAGTGGTCAACATCCTAATGTTGTGTTTTGGGTTGGGTGGAATCAAGAAGCGTTTGATGTTATCGCTGAACTTAAAAAAGATGGACATATTGAGATGGATATTTGTGAGCCAATTGTTTATATGGTTGATGGTAAAGGTTTGGATTTGCCTATTGTAAGGTCAAAAAATATTAAAACAGATCATTAGTTGCCTGTCACGTTTAATGTTAGTAAGAAAGAAATGGAGTGTGTCTAATATGAATGACAAAGAGAAAATTTATAATCAACTTCATCATGATGCACCAATCCAAATTATACCAGCACCCGAAAATTTATTTGTTGAATATATAGAAGATGACGAAGTGTGGTATTCACCAATTGTATGTATGGCTTTAAGTAAAGTGCATAATATTAATTTTTATGACAGTGATGATGTGGGGTGCATTGATAAAGCTGCTACATTTAGCATTAAAAAATTTAATCCTGAGACAGGTGAGTTTGAACAATTCAGCAAAATGACTCAAAAGGAGATAACGCAATGAACATAGAAACTATCGTAAATCAATTTGAAACACGAGCAGGCACGCTATTAAGGTACTACACGGGATTATTAGAACATAGTAAAGTGCAACCATGTTGCTTTAAGTTATACAATGACCCATTTGATATAGTTTATGTGATGATGAACAGCAAGTTATTCGGTCATGTATATATTAAAGATTGTAAAGTAAGGCAATCATTTGAATTAGCGTCACCTAAGCACACTGAGGGGCTTATAAGAAGCATAGAGGGGCATTATGTAGGTTATGAATTACATGATGGTAAACAGCTTTCTATTAGTGATATGATGGCCAGTCAATTATTTGAAGATGAGTATTTTATGTATGGATTACAAACATATGCAGAATCAAATAATAGTGATGTATTTGAGTACCTAGAAAATGGATTTGATACAGATACACTTGAGGGCATTCAATCGAGTAATACTGATGTGATAGGTAATATGGAAATGTTGTATCAGTTAGCAACAGGGATTAATGAACCAGCAACAGAATTAGTTGAGGGATTGAAGTTGGTAACTGAGTTTGTGCAAGACGAGAATGCGACACAAGAGGATTACAAGGCTTTAGAGCATAAGTTAACTGAGTTGAAGTCATCTTATTACAGTTTGAATAAGTAATTAAATATGGAGTCACACGTGGTGTGTGGCTCCTAATATAAAAGTATAAGGTATAGAATTTTTAAAATGTAAAGGTTGCAACAATAGTGAGTTAATAGATAGGTGGGCGAAATTCAAAAAAGTGTGAAATGTTGATATTGAGCTGTTTTATGGCTCTGAAAATAATAAGGTTATATAAAGGTATTAACTTTTAAAACCTAAAGGTATACAGACTTTGAGAATTGAAAAATCGGAAGGTTTTCGGAAGGTATGCGAACTTTATTAACGCTAATACAAGCTAAAGTTTGTATTTTTGGTATAGGGCTAAAAGTTAAGTTTGTTCGCAATTTGTTCGCTCTATTATATCGAACTTAAGTTCTGTATTAGTGTGATGTAAAAGGCTCTTTATTAATTATTTAATATGGTTTTATAAGTGTTATATGAGATAGGCTAAACAACTGGCAAAGCGTGCTAAAAAGCGAACATAAGTTTGTTTTGGGTTTGTAAAAATGGTATAATTTAGGTATAAAATAATTAAAAGAAAGAGGTGTAGAAATGCAAAGTATCGCAGAAAAAGAGACGTATCATTTACCCACCGAACACCTGCAAGTTTTCAATGTGATAAAAAATACGTCCAATAAGTATATTACTAAAACTAAAATCTTAAATCAATTGGGATATGAATATAATTCAAGCAATGAACGATGGTTACGAAGAGTAATCAATTCATTAGTATATGATTATGGCTATCCTATCGGATGCAGTTATAAACCTAGTGAACGCGGTTATTACATCATTACGACAGAACAAGAAAAGCAACAAGCGATGAGAAGTATTAAGAAATTAGCTGATGGCAGTATGAAACGCTATGAAGCTTTGAAACGAATTGAAGTGTAAAAACATAAAAACTGAAGAAAGAGGTACTTATGAATGACAACTACAACAATCACGGGTGATACGTGGGATGTATATTTTAATGATAGACGTTATAGAAATTTGTTAGGAGATTTTGAAGATTTAATAACAGAAACGAAATCATTAATTAGACAAGGCTATAAAACGGATGTTATTAAAAATAAAATGGATAATAAGGCTTTGAGCCTACAATCTAAATTCAAAGAATTAGGACAAATATTATTAGATGAACATGAAGAAAAAATAGTAGAAATCCAACAAAAAGAGAAAGAATCTTCATATGAGAATCCACAAGTTGAAATGTTGAAACGTCAAGACATAGAGGCGAAAGTAAATTTAATTGATGCAGAAGAACTATTTAATCTTGTTTATAATGCCAATCCTAAAACCACTAATGTATATGAACTTAATATCTATAAAAAAGCGATAGAAAGTCGTCTTACTGAAGATGAAAATGTAAGGTTAAAACCTTACTTTGATGTATTGGTAGAAAAGGTAATTTATCCATATCGAAATAATGAAGAATATCAAAAATTAGAGTATAACTATAATGTTTTAAGACAGTTTGGATTACAAAATAACGGGCAACCAGTTATCAAAGATAATGATGGCGATATAGAAATTATTAACATTCAAAGTAAGTATAATGAAGTGTTCCGTAACGCTTAAATCAAAAATAGCCTATCCAATTTGGGTAGGCTCTCTTTATAGGAGTGAACGTATGAAACTGCTTAAAACGAAGAATTGTTTATATTATCGTAATGGCGACAATAAATTATCTGAGTATCAACTATTAACGCAATTTAACCCAGCATTTATTAATAGAAAAATTAAGATGTGTGAATTCCAAATTGAAAGTATGTACCATATGAGTGCGTCGACCACAGCATGTGATGAAATAATGGGGGTCGTGTCTGTCTCATATCCAATTGAAAAACTAGTTATCAAAATTATTGAAACATAGGCAAGATTACAAAACTATAAAAATCGATCTATAAGTAATATGGTGTTGTTGAAAACGGTACTAAATCATTATACAGAAAAAGAGCAGAAGCAAGTTGTAAAATATATGCGTTCAAATGGACGATATAAGCCCTACAACGTCATTGAACGCTATTTGTATCAAGCAAGTATTAAACAACGTTCAGAACGTCAAAAACAAAGAAATACAGCAATTGAAAACAGCAAGATTGCACGAGTAAATGCATATCACCAATCTTCATATGTAAAAGTGGTGTAACAATGGATAAAAAGCAAATAAAAGACTTCGTTTGTGATTATCATAAGCGAACTAGAAGTGATGTGTTGATAGATGATGAAATAAATACCGATGAATTCTTTTCAATAGGTGATGAAAATTCTAATGAATGGATGGCAGACGATAACATTGATGATCATATTGTAAAGAATCACTTAGAAATGATTGTTGACCGAGTAGCTAATGATAAAGAGTTTTATATTTTCGATTCTTTAATACAAGGACGTAGTTATCAAGATATTAGTGGTGTCTTAGATTGTTCAGAACAATCTGTAAGATTTTGGTATGAAACCTTATTAGATAAAATTGTGGAGGTGATAGAATGAGTGAGTTAACGGCAAAGCAAGCACGTTTTGTGAATGAGTATATTAGAACACTAAATGTAACACAAAGTGCCATAAAAGCACGCTATAGCGCAAATAGTGCACATGTGACAGGATGTAGGTTATTAAAGAAGCCACACATCAAGCAATATATACAAGAACAAAAAGATAAGATTATAGATGAGAATGTATTAACTGCAAAAGAGTTACTACATGTACTTACCAATGCGGCAGTCGGTGATGAAACAGAAACGAAAGAAGTAGTAGTAAAGCGTGGAGAATATAAAGAGAACCCACAAAGTGGCAAAGTACAGTTAGTCTATAATGAACATGTTGAACTGATAGAAGTGCCAATTAAGCCAAGTGATCGTTTAAAAGCTCGTGATATGTTGGGGAAATACCATAAGTTATTTACAGATAAGCATGATATTAACGGGAATGTACCTATATTCATTAATATTGGTGAATGGGACGGTGATGATGAGGAATTAGATAAGGCATTGAAAGATGTATCTAACGCTAATCCTAATCATACTGTGATTGTGGATGATATTCCGTTAGAGAACTGAAGAAAATGAAGTTATGCTATTTATAAATTAATGCTAATTAGTTTAATACCACAGCTTATTTACTGAAAAGATAGACTTAAATGTAGCAACCCCAGTGTTTATTGATAGTATTGGTGAAGATGATGAAAAGAATGAGCGAGATTTAAAATAGTTGGAAAAACAATATCCTAACGCTACGTTTCATATTGATGATATCGGGAGATTTTAATTACTCTTCTAATAAAATTAAAAAAAGTTGACACAATATATAGTGTTTATAACTGTTATAATAGTGTTTAGGTTAGTGTTTTAGATTGGAAAACACAATATGTAGTGTTGGTTTGTTATTAGTGTTAATTATACATCATTATGTTATTATAATAAGTGAATGATCTAATGGGCCAATGAGTTTATCTCAAATGGCCCCTTTTTTATGGGGGAAGACATAGTGGATGAAAAGGTGTACAAAACTATAAATGAGAGAATTGAAATTTTAAAGAAAAGAAATATGAATATCAGAGGGAATGCAACTAGGGAAATAAAAATATTAAATGAAAATAACTATTATAACTTGATAAATGGATATAAACATTTGTTTTTAGATTATAATAAAATGAATCAAAGTAACCATAGAGAAGATATATTTAAAAATGGGACAAAACCTAGTGAATTATACAATGTAATGCAATATGATAACAATATGAGAAGCATATTTTTGCAGTATCTTTTATATATTGAAGAAAAAGTTAAACATGCTATTGTGCAAGCTTTTTACGAAAAAAATAATCATGAAAATCTACATAAAGAATTTGAGTATTTGAAAGCGAAATATTACAATACCTCACTAACTTATTTTATTACAAGAGTAAATAAAAAAATAAACCATCAATATACATATACTAGTCTTACTAATGGTAATCCTGTACGTACTCAATTTATTGATGAATCTGAATATTTGCCCCTAAATCGAGAAGAAAAACACAAAACTTTTAAGTCGAATGCGACAGATGCTATAACTGATCAGCAAAGTAAAAAAGATTCGATAAAATCTTATAAAAGAAAACATGGATATGTTCCTTTATGGATATTAACTAATATTTTAACATTAGGAAATATCAGTCATTTATTTGTGATTTTAAAAGATGATGTCGCTTTTAGAGCAATGGATATACTTGGTATATCACATAATAATAATGAAATAGATATATATAATATGTATAGAGTTCTGGGGATATTAACTCTATATAGAAATATATGTGCACATAATGATAGGTTTATTTGCACTTCTCATGGAATCAATATAGATGATTATTTTATGGATTTTGGAAAATCGTTACCATTTTATAGAGATCCAAATAATAGAAATTCTAAATTGAAAAAATATCAAAGAAAAGGAAGAAAAAAATGCAGGTACGGATTGTTTTCATTGGTATTTTGTATTTCAATTTTCTTAAATGATTCTACTCGAAAAGAATTTGTTAATAAAATAGAAAAAGAAAATGGGAAAATAAACAATAGAATAAATACGATTAATATAGATGTTATTAAAAAAGATATAGGATTAAAATTAGAGTTATCAAAACATGTTGATTTAATAAAATACAATAACATTCAATAATAGTTCGTTTATATAATTATTTTTAATATTTAATGTGCTTGAAACAGTAAAATGTTTATAAATCTGTTTTGGTTAATAAAATAGACGCTGAGAAACGCCCCGTGTTGCAGTGAGAAATAAGATTGTGTAACTAGATATGCTAATCGTAAATGTGGCACCGTGAAATATGGCTTTAAACATCGCTGGTCAATCTATCTTTGAGATTGGTCGAAGATTAAAACTATGTGAAACAAAAAGGCTTAGTGCATGGAGAATTTAGGCTATGGCTTGAAAATTGGATTAAGCAAATTATCAGATAATAGATTTATGAAAATAGCTGAAAATCCAGAATTAAATGTCCCACCAGTGGGATATATGGGCGCATGTATTTTATACTAATTAGCAATCCTTTTTGAACCAGAACACATCAAAGAACACATAACATCAAATGGCGAAACTAAAATGCCGTACTAAATGTTTATGAATTTAACGGCAGAACTCAATTTTGAGGCTTGTAAAATTACATAAATTAGTTATATAAATATTATTTAAGGGTATTATATAAACGGGAGGGGCAACGTTATTACTTGCCTATTAGAACATGGAATGGTTCTGCTCCAACTAGTCAGGTATTAGGCGACTTATGGGGAGAAATCAGTTAGAGTAAAAAAGTGAATGATCCTTTTCTGGGCAGGTACTTCGGTACTTGCCTATTATTATATCTCTATACGATAGGAATCGACTATATGACTTACTAAGTTTTATAGCAAATTAGACAATTAACACATAAGGCATTTAATATTGATTTGACTATAAGATTAAATATATGAATATAAAATTAACAGTAGAAACCAATTTTAGAATTTGCAAAATTGAATGCATTAATTGTAAAAGTGTGAATATATAAACAATGTTATTAATTCAAGATGCTTAGAAATCCTCTGTTTTTCCTTGAGAAAGGGTTTTGTATATAAGTTCAAATGAAATATAGTTAATTAATTTTCAAAGCATAACTTAATTCCTAGAAATAACGCAAAATCATTAAATGTAATTAATTTTCTTTTAATATTTTTTTAATTGAATATTTAAGAATATAACATATATTTAAAGTGTATCTAGATATTTTTTTGGGAATGTTGGATAAAGGAGATAAAAAATGTATAAGAGATTATTTATTTCACATGTAATTTTGATATTCACACTGATACTAGTTATTTTTACACCCAACGTTTTAGCAGAAAGTCAACCAGATCCTAAACCAGATGAGTTGCACAAAGCGAGTAAATTCACTGGTTTGATGGAAAATATGAAAGTTTTATACGATGATAATCATGTATCAGCAATAAACGTTAAATCTATAGATCAATTTCTATACTTTGACTTAATATATTCTATTAAGGACACTAAGTTAGGGAATTATGATAATGTGCGAGTCGAATTTAAAAACAAAGATTTAGCTGATAAATACAAAGATAAATACGTAGATGTGTTTGGAGCTAATTATTATTATCAATGTTATTTTTCTAAAAAAACGAATGATATTAATTCACATCAAACTGACAAACGAAAAACTTGTATGTATGGTGGTGTAACTGAGCATAATGGAAACCATTTAGATAAATATAGAAGTATTACTGTTAGGGTATTTGAAGATGGTAAAAATTTATTGTCTTTTGACGTACAAACTAATAAGAAAAAAGTGACTGCTCAAGAATTAGATTACCTAACTCGTCACTATTTGGTGAAAAATAAAAAACTCTATGAATTTAACAACTCGCCTTATGAAACGGGATATATTAAATTTATAGAAAGTGAGAATAGCTTTTGGTATGACATGATGCCTGCACCAGGAGATAAATTTGACCAATCTAAATATTTAATGATGTACAATGATAATAAATTGGTTGATTCTAAAGATGTGAAGATTGAAGTTTATCTTACGACAAAGAATGGATAATGTTAATCCGATTTTGATATAAAAAGTGAAAGTATTAGATATATTTGAAAGGTAAGTACTTCGGTGCTTGCCTTTTTAGGATGCATATATAAAGATTAAACCGCACTTCTATATTAATAGAAAGTGCGGTTATTTATACAGTGAATCTAAACTATAATAATTGGAATCATCTTTTTGAAATTTCGACATCTAGATGAAATTGTGTTGAATCAACAGTTTTATTATCTTTGTAAATTTTTAAGAAGCTTTCTGGAAGACCGTATCCTGTGTAAAATAAATCATACGAGAAATTAGAACCATCATTCATATGGAATACTACACTCCCCTTATCAAAACCGCTATAAAATTTTGAAGAAGTGCCGTATTCTTTACCTTTACCAGTATCATTGTGTCCATAAATATTAAATTCATCTTGCAAGTATTTTCTTAGTTTGACATCTATTTCTTGTGCAGTAACCATTTTTTTATCTGTAGAAACACTTTTAGTTGTAACTGTTTGATGCTTGCCATTGATAATTAAATTTATAGGTATTATTCTTGACGAATCTAATTTATTGTTTTCTGCTTTAGTAACACCACCATATATAGTACGAGAGTTAGAACCATATTTATAGCTTATACCAAAAACATCGACATTTTTTCCCTTTAGATCACTAGTTATATATTCATTGTCAAATTCAGCATACAATGTATCATTTTTATACGAGTATTCTAAGCGGTGTGATTCTGGTGAATTTTTGTCTTTAACATTCTTTAAATTCACATATTCATATTTAGTATAAAAATTTCTTAGGTTTCCTGGACCTACATCGCCGTTAGATAAGACTGTATGATTAGAAGAAAAAATAAATAAAGCAATAACAATTACAAATAATAATCTTTTTTTCATATTAGGCACTTCCTTTTCGTTATATTTATAATAACATTATAAATATAAGTTGAATAATAAATTTTAGAAAATTCATAAAAAACACAAAAGTTTATAAAGGAAGAGTTCAAGAAAAATATGTATTATCCCACACGTTGCAGGCAGTAAATACGTATTTGAATACGTTAATTATGAAGTGATGTTAATTGATGTGAAGTATTTAGTTATAAAAACGCTGGAATATCAATTGTTATAAATTAATATAAACTAACGAAAAACACTCATTTCATCGAGTGGGAATAATTATATATAATAATATAACCCTTTAACATCAAATGTTAGAGGGTTATTTTTTAGCTCAAAATTTAGAGAAAAGGGTAGGCTGGAATTACCGTAATTATGCGGTTTCCAGCCTTTTTTGGTGTGCTAACGAATGCGGAAGTTGGTGATGAGACAGAAACGAAAGAAGTTGTAGTAAAGCGTGGAGAATATAAAGAGAATACACAAAGTGGCAAAGTACAGTTGGTTTATAATGAACATGTTGAACTGATAGAGGTACCTATTAAGCTTAGTGATTGTATAGAAGCTCGTGATATGTGTTAG